TGCGGCTCAATTTGGGTGGGCGATGGACCGGGCACGGTGGATCCGCTCAAGGACATCAATGCGGCCAAGGCGCGTGTCGATCTTGGCGTCAGCACCCTGGCCAAGGAATCGATGCTCTACGACGGCAGCGACTGGGAAGAAAACCACGAACAACGGGCGCTGGAAGTGAAACGTCGCATGGAAGACGGTCTGTCTGCCATGCCGGCATCACAACCTGAAGACCAGTTGCCGCAAAACCCTGACCTACCCGAACGGACCTGACCATGACCGATAAACCAACCGACGCTCCACCGGCGCATCGGGTGACGGCGTTCGACCTGGTGTCGCGCGAACCCTGGGCGATCACCCCGGACATGCTGCACACCATCGCGGCAATTGCTCGCCGTGAAAATGATGGCCCCGAGGCCGTTGAGGCCCGGCAGGGTCGGCCGCTGCAGAACACCCGCAACGTCACCCAACGCGGCAATGTGGCGCTGGTACCGGTCACCGGGCCGGTGTTTCGTTACGCGAACCTGTTCACCGCCATGTCCGGAGCGACTTCGCTGGACGTGTTGGCGAAGGAGTTCACCGCCGCTGTGGATGACCCGCGCACCGACAGCATCATCCTGGTGATGGACACGCCGGGCGGCCAGGCCAGCGGTATCGCAGAGTTTGCCCAAATGATTCGGGCTTCCCCGAAACGGGTGGTCGCCTATGTCTCGGGCAACGCGGCCAGTGCGGGCTACTGGATGGCAGCAGCTGCCCACGAAATTGTCATGAGCCGCACCGGTGCGGTCGGCTCGATCGGTACGGTGCTCTCTGTGCGCACGAACAAGGATGACGGCAGCGTCGAGATCGTCAGCAGCCAGAGCCCAAACAAACGTCCCGACTTTGCGACAGAGCAGGGCCGGGCACTGGCCCAGAACCATGTCGATCGCCTGACCACCATTTTCGTCGAGGACGTCGCGAACTATCGCGGTGTTGACGTCGATACCGTCCTTTCCGACTTCGGTCAGGGCGACATGCGGATCGGTTCAGACGCTGTTGCCCTGGGCATGGCCGACCGTGAATCCACCCTTGAATCCCTGATTGCCGAACTCAACGGCAGCAACTCCGGAGATCGTTCTATGAGCAATAACACCGCAACCCAGCCAGTGACGACCGCGGGCGATAAACCAACCATCGACCGCGATTACCTGGCTGCCAACCACGCCGAGCTGCTGGCGACGCTGGAGCATTCCGCTCACGCCGCCGGTGCGAAAGCTGAGTGTGAACGCATTCAGGCAGTCGAGGCTGCCGGGCTACCCGGCCATGAAGAGTTGATCGCTTCCCTGAAGTTCGACGGCAAAACCTCAGGGGCTGAAGCGGCCAGCCAGGTGATCAGCGCCGAAAAATCCAAACGCACTGCAGCGCTGGCTGACATCCGCAGCACTGCGACCAAGCCTGTCCCTGCCGCAGCCGCACCGGACAACCCAGCCGTCGCGGCGGATCAGGAAGATCCCGAGGCGCCGCTCGAGGAACGGGCCAAGGCGACCTGGGACGGCAACAAGGAACTGCGGGCTGAGTTCGGCGACTTCGGTGCGTACCACGCGTACCGCAAGGCCGAAGACAAGGGCCTGATCAAAGTCCTGAAGAAGTAACCCGGACCATACCCACCACCCCTTAGGCTTTGGAGATCCCCATGCCTCTTACTCTCGACACTCCCCGCGCTTACGAGACGGGCGACATCAATGATCTGGCTGTCGCTGCTGGCGTGCAGATCTTTGAAGGCTCGGCCGTCGGCATCAATTCGGCGAATGGTCTGGCGCGTCCGCTGACCGCTGCTGATCTGTTTGTCGGCTTCGCTGACCGCGGCGTAGATAACCGCACTGGCGCTGCCGGCGCGGCGCGTGTTCGCCTGCGTGAAGCGGGCAAGGTGCAGTTGCCTGTCACGGCCCTGGCCATCACCGACATCGGCAAGGCCGTGTACGCCAGTGACAGCGGCACCTTTGTCCTCACCGCTGCGGGTAATAGCCGGATCGGCCATGTGCACCGCTTTGTCAGTGGCGGCGCGGGCATCGTCAAGTTCGCCGCCCAGGCCGTCCCGGCCGCGTAACACGCCGGTTTATTAACTCTTTCATCAGGAGATACACCCATGGGTGCTGAAGTACTTTCCAGCCGTGCCGTCATTGGCACGTTTTACGAACTGCTCGAGCAAAACACCGGTGCGTCCTGGATCGATCTGATCTCAAACCTGTTCGATTCCGACCAGGCCAAGGAAACCTATCCGTGGATTGGCGCGGTACCGACGCTGCGTGAGTGGATCGGTGGGCGCCATGCCAAGGGCTTTGTGAGCGCTGACCTCGAAATCGAAAACCTGCACTACGAAGCAACGATCGAGGTGCTGGTCAAGGAGCTGCGCCGCGACAAAACCGGGCAGCTGCGCATTCGTCTCGGTGAGCTGGCTGATCGCACCAACTCGCACTGGGCACGGTTGCTGTCGGCCCTGGTGCTGAACGGCGAAAGTCAGATCTGCTACGACGGCCAGTACTTCTTCGATACCGACCACGAAGAGGGCAACAGCGGCTCGCAGTCGAACAAGATCACCACCGACATCAGTGAACTGTCGGCGACGCTGCACGGCACCCCGTCGCGTCCAAGCCCTGAAGAATTCCAGCAGGCCGTGGCCAAGTCGGTGACCCAACTGACCAGCCTCAAGGACGATCAGGGCGAGCCCATCAACGAACTGGCCCGCGAGTTCCTGGTGATGGTTCCTTTTGGCTTGCTGAGCGTGGCCCAGTCGGCGCTGACCGTACCGCGCGGTACCAACATCAGCGAGATCGTCATGCCGGACAACGTCACCGTGCGGGTGATTGGTAACGTCCGCCTGAACGCCTGGACTGACAAGTTCGTGACCTTCCGTACCGATGGGCGCCTGAAGTCGTTCATTCGTCAGCAGGAAACCGACGTGGTGATGAAGGCCAAGGCCGAAGGCTCGGAGTACGAGTTCGACAACGACGCGCACCAGTATGGCGTTGATACCTGGCGCAACGTCGGTTTCGGGCGCTGGCAGTACGCCGTCCTGAACCAACTGGTGTAAGCCTTCGGGCTTGCACCTCATTCGAGGACATCACGATGCCGAAATACACAGTCGATCAGAACATCACCTTGTTCGGTGGCGAGCTGATCCTGACGCCTGCTCAGGCCGGTGCGCGTGCGCACTGCCTGCAGGAGCTCAAGAAAGGCCGTTACGAGATCATCAGCCCAGTCCAGTTCAAGAAGGGGGAGGTGATCGTTATCCCGGGTGAGCCGGACAAGGCGCTGGCTCAGAAGGTCACCAAGGTCGAAAAGGATGCAGGGGGCGGCAATGGCGAATAAATCCTACCGGGTGCTCAGCGGTTCATTTCGCAAGCCCAACAACGAGTTGGTCGAAGTCGGTGAGACGATCGAATTGCCGTGCGATGTTGCGGAGCGCTTTCGCCATCAGCTGGTGGAGGTGAAGGTGGAAGCCGTCGCCCAGCCAGCTCAGGAAAGCGCCCCTCGCAAAACCACCCAAGCCAAGGAAGGCGGCAGTGCTTAACGAGGATCTCGCGGGCTTCCTGGAAGATTTCGACGTGGGAGGGGTGATCGATGGTCAACCCTTTCTGGCGGCCCGAGATATGCCCGACGAGATCGTTGGAATGGGTGGGTTGAACAGTCAATCCACCAGCTACGAGATCCTGGTTATCACCGCCGAGGCTGAACGCCTTGGCATCGACAATCCCAAGTTGATCACCGTCGCTGGCGTCACTTTCCGAGTGCGCGATCGCCGCATGATCGATGACGGCGCGTTCAGTCTGGCCTCTCTCACCAAGGTTTAAATCCCATGCCCTCGATTCAAGAACGCATCGTCGAAAAGGCGAAAGCGCTGATTTTGGCTGCCGGTACGTTGGCAGAGGATCGTGTGTTTCGCAGCCGTACTGAAGCGCTGACACGGGGCATGACCCCGGCAATCGTGCTGCGTCCTGACCTGGAAACCACTGAGCGCGAAAGCCACTCGGTGGATCGCAACCAGTTCGAACTGTCAGTTGAAATTCTGGCGCGGGAGAACACCACCACCGGTGAGGCATGGGACCAGGTTGCCGATCTGGTCAAGGTCGCAGTTCATGCTGTCCTGCTGGCTGAGGATGCGTTTGTTGAGGCGGATCGGGTTCAACGCTTCTACATCGACTGGATCGAGGAAGACGGGGACAACACAGCCGGTAACTGCATGGTGCGTTACCGCTTTACCTACCTGTGCAACACCGGCGACTTGACGTCCGGCCCTACCTTTTACTGAGGAACACATTATGCAAATCGCATTCGGCAGCGGGTTGTTTTATGCCACCCCGCTGATGGACGCCTATGGCAACTCGCTGGCCTCACCGACTCCCATCTTGCTCGGCATCATGCAGGAAGCCTCGGTCGATCTGTCGTATGACTCCAAGGAACTGTTCGGTAGCGAGCAGTTCGCGGTCGACGCCGCGCGCGGTCAGGGCAAGTTGTCCGGCAAGGCCAAAGCGGCGCAGATCAGCCTTTCGCAGTGGAATGCCCTGGTGTTCGGCCAGAACCTGCAGCCCGGCCAGGTGCTGGTGCATCACGCGACCACGCCGACGCCTGTGCCTGTCGGCGGCAAGATCACCGTCACGCCGCCTGTTGGTGGTCTGTTGGCGGGTGATCTTGGTGTGCGTGGCGGCGGCGCAGTGCCTTTCGAGCGGGTGCTGAGCGCTCCTACAGTCGGTCAGTACACCTACAACGCTTCGACGGGCGAGTACAGCTTCGCGGCGGCCGATGTCGATGTACCGGTGTTTATCGACTACCGCTACTCGGTTTCGACGGGCAAGAGCCTGTCGGTTCGCAATTTGCCCATGGGCGATATGCCAGTGTTTCAGGGTGAGCTGTACCTGAAGTACAAGGGCAAATCGATCTATGTGCGGGTGCCGAATTTCGTCAGCAACAAGCTGGGTCTCGGCACCAAGCAGGACGACTACACCATCCCTGACTTTGAGTTCACCGGCTACGCCGATGAGTTTGGTGAGGTCGCGTACTGGAGTGCCAGCGAATGACGGTCGTGAATATACCGGGTGTCGAATTCGCGTTTCCCGGAAAGGTGTTGGTGATTCCACCGCTGGCTCTGGGTGATCTGGAACAGTTGCTGGACCGCATCAACTCGGTGATGGCGGGCAACATGGACAAGGATGGCGTCGCGACCGTGATCGATGCGACGCATGCGGCATTGCGTCGTAACTATCTCGATATCGAGCGCGGCGAGGTTGCCGCGCTGTTGGACCTGCGAAATATGCGGGATGCCCTCAATGCGGTGATGAACGCCTCGGGTATGGAAGTCCGGGATGCGACGCCGGGGGAAGTGCTGGCCCCTTCGACTGGGGCCAGCTCTACGCACACCTGATCGCCAGTACCGGCCAGAGTCCGGTCACGCTACGGCGTGACTGGGACATGGTCATGGTGGGCCACATGACGGACTACTGGCATCACCACCCGCCGGTGCATGTGCTGGTTGCCGGGTATCTCGGATACAAGCCAACGCAGGCGGAGGGACCAGCACCTGACCTGGCGGCCAACATGGCGGCACTGGCGGCCGATATGCGCGACGAACTGCCACCGCATTTGCGTGGTGCATTGGATGCCTTTGTCGTACCGGGCTGACACAGCGCCCGAGCGTTCTCTCGTCATCAACACAACTCCGCTTCGGCGGAGTTTTTCATTTCTTGCACAGTGAGTGTCCGGCATGGATAGAAATATCGCGTACCAGTTCACTGCCGGCACTCAGGGTTTTGACCGCGCAGTTGAAAGCATCGAGCGCAACATGCGTGACGCTCGAACCACGCTCAGCCGTGAGTTGCGGGCCATCAACACGGACATGGTGGGCAGCCAGGCCCAGATCGGAAAGTTTGGCCCGGCGGTGAATGATGCTTTTTCTGGTGTCGCCACTGTTATGCGCTCCGGGCTGGGCGGTGTAGCTGCGGGCATTCTGGGCGTGTTTGGGGTCGGCGCTTTCAAGCTGGGTCAGTTGGTCAGTGACAGCAAGGACGCGGCGATCCAGCAGCAGGCGGCCTATCGCGGTTTGGAAGCAGTGGCCAACCATGCCGGCGTCGGTATCGGCCGGGCCATGGATGAGGCCAACAAGCTGGCTGCCGATGGTTTGATTAGCGTCGGAGACGCGGCCAAGGCGCTGCAGAACCTGCTGAGCCGCGGGTACAGCGTCGACCAGGCGGTGTCGGTCATCAATCGTTTGAAAGACGCTGCGGCGTTCAACCGGCAAGCCAGCCTCAGCATGTCCGAAGCGGTAGTGACCGCGACCGAGGGTTTGAAGAACGAAAACTCGGTGCTGGTCGACAACGCCGGGGTCACGAAAAACGTTGCGAAAATGTGGGACGAGTACGCCAAGAGCATTGGCACGACGCGTGACAAGCTGAGCGATTCGCAGAAGATCCAGGCCGAATACAACGGAATCATGAAAGAGACCGAGGCTCAGGTCGGCAATGCGAAGAAGGCGGCCGACGGGCTGACGGGTAGCCAGGCTGAGCTCGACTCGAGGAGCAATGAACTCAAGGTCACCATTGGCACAATCCTCGAGCCCGTTTTTATCAGCTTGAACAAGCGTCTGGCGGAAACCGCCGGTTGGTTCAATGGCATTCTCAAAGGCATGACGGGGGTGGGGCTGACCGTCGAGGAGGTGTCGGCGAATGTCGCTCGCTATGAGGCGATGCTGGCAAACGTAGGTAATAAAGGATCACGGGGTGGGGGTGGCAAGGCCCAGCTCGAGGGCACGCTACAGGAAGAGCGCCTGTTGCTGGAAAGCATGCAGCTCACCTCTACGAAGATCGATCAGGTAGACGCCGGCATGCGCTCGCGCATGGCGCGAATCGAGGCGCAGCGAGCCAAGGTCGCGGAAATGGCAGCGGGCGGCGATACCGCGTTGACCAAGGCTCCCCAGCAAGGGCGCGTCGCTCCAACCGCCTATGGCATTGAGATCGCCCGCCTGACCAAGCTTGAACAGGCCTACGCCGCTGCCGTCGAGCATCGCAAAAGCCTGATTCAAACCACCACGCCGCCGCCGGCGAAAACGGATACTCCGACTGCGCCGACTGGGGCGACAAAGTCCCGGGTCAGCCAGTGGTCAGAAGCGCTGGATGCGCAGAAGGTCGCACACGCGCAGCTGCAGTCGGAGCAGGGGACCTTTCTGAAGTTCTCGCAACAGCAGGAAATGGACTACTGGCAGGGCATCCTTAAACGGACGGATCTCAGCGCGGCCGAACGGCTCACGGTGCAACGCAACTACCTGGGCGCCTTGAACGGGCTTCGCCGTCAGGACGAAGGCAAAGCGTTTGCCGATCTGCAGGCCCAGGCCCAGCAGTACCGCCACAACATGGATGCTCGACTGCAAATTGCTCAGCAGGCGTTGGATCGTAGTCGGTTGCTCTATGGCCAAGACTCTCAGGAGTACCAGCGGGCGGCCTCTGAGGTGGTTGCGATCGAGCGGGAGAAACAGCAACAGATCACCAACATGAAGCAGCAACAGTTCGGCGCCGACCAACAGGCCCGGCTGGCAGACGTTTCCCATGCGGAGCAGATGGCGCAACTGGATCTGCAGGCCAACCTGATCACTCAGGGGCAACTGCTGCAGGCCCAGGCGGAGTTTGAAAAACAACGGTATGCGATTGAGGCCCAGGCGCTGGTCCAGCGCAAGGCTTTGCTCGAGCAGGACCCCGACCGCAACCCGGTCGCCCTGCAGCAGGTCCAGCAGCAGATTCAAGCCTTGGAGCAGACCCACCGCAACAGCCTGGCGGTCATTGGCCGGCAGCAAGCCATGGAGTCCCAGAGTAACTGGAGCGGCATGCTCGGCAGCATCCAGTCGAGCTGGAGCAGCGGACTCAGCGGCATCCTCAACGGCACGATGACTACTCAGGGTCTGCTTAATGGGGTGTTCAGCAGCATCGGTGGTGCGTTCATCGAGAACATGGTTACGAAGCCCTTGATGGCCTGGATCTTCGGTGAGACGGCGAAAACCGGTGTGACGGTGGCCGGCGTTGGCATGCGCACCGCGGCGGAGGCGGGCGGGGCGGCGATGTCCGTGGCGATCTGGGGCGCCGCAACGATCAAGAACATCATGGCCAGTGCCTGGCAGGCCATGGCCGGCGCCTTCGCTGCGATGTCGGCGATTCCCATCATCGGTCCCGCCCTGGGGGTGGCGGCGGCTGTGGCGGCCGGTGCGTTTGTGTTCGGGCTGGTCAAGAACGTGGCGTCTGCCGAAGGCGGCTACGACATCCCGGCGGGCACCAATCCGATGACCCAACTCCACGAACAGGAAATGGTTCTGCCCAAACAGTACGCCAACGTTATCCGCCAGGCGGCGAATGGTGAAGGCCAGCTGGGGGGCGGTGGAGGCGGGTACCACTACCACGACAACAGCGGCCGTCTGACGCCCTCGGACATTCGTCGAAACGCACGAGTCTTTGCCGAGGAAATGCAGAAGCTCAAACGCAATGGTGCCATCAAGGCATAAGGGGTAATCATGCTTTTAGGGCCTTTTTTTCCGGCACGCTGGATTGCGGGCTTTCCGGATCGCGGTGTGATGGCGGATGACGTGTTGCCGCATATGCCCGGGCAAACCTTGCTCGCGAAGAAGGCGCCGGAGTGGAGCACTGGGGTGCAGAAGTCAGTGAGCGGCCGGCGCCGATCGACGGCGTATTACTCGGCACCGCTGTGGACGTTCCAGATGAACTACAACGCGATTCGCAAGCGGCCAGGTCTGGACGAGTGGTCGCGGATCTTGAACTTCTTCAACGAGCGGAAAGGGCAGTTTGGCGAGTTCCTGTTCTTTGATCGCACCGATCACCAGGTGAACAAGCATCGGTTCGGTACCGGCGACGGCATTACCCGAACCTTTCAACTGTCCCGGGCCATTGGCAGTTGGGTCGAGCCGATTTATGGCGTGGTCAACATCGAGCGCTTAAGCGTTGCCGGCGTGCCGGCGACGGGCTTCACCGTCGATGAATTGGGGCAAATCACCTTTGCCCATGCACCGGCCAACGGCGCGCCGCTGGAATGGACGGGTGCGTTCTTTTTCCGTTGTGCCTACGACTCAGACGCACTGGATAGCGCGCAGCCATTCGGAAAGATCTGGGAAATGAAAAACATCTCCTTCACGAGCATCAAACCATGATCGCAGCCAGTCCTGAGTTGCAGCAGTTTTTGGCCACGGCGCGCAGCTTCGTGATGGCTGACTTGTACACCATCACCCTGGCCAGCGGGCAGGTCCTGCGCTACACCGACGCCGGCATCCAGATTTATGCCGGCGGTGTGAACTACTCGGCATCCGGCCCGCTGATCAAGCGCACTGGCGTGCGGATCGTTCGAGGCATTGAGGTCGACACCTTGAGCGTGACTTTGTATGCCGGCGTGGATGACACGCTACTGGGCGAGCCGGTGTTGGCGTTCATTGCCGGTGGTGGTTTCGACGGCGCGACCCTGACGCTTGCCCGGGCGTTCATGCCCGACTGGGGCGGATCCGTGGTCGGCACTGTGATCCGTTTCATCGGCCGAGTGGCAGGGGTCGAGGCGGACCGCGAACAGGCCACCGTCGAGGTCAAGTCGCCGATGGAGTTGCTGGATACCAAGGTGCCCAAAGGCGTCTACCAGCCCGGCTGCCTGCGCACGGTGTACAGCGCGGATTGTGGGGTGAATCGTTCGCTGTTCGAGACGTCCGGCCAGGTACTGGCGGACACCACGGCACTGCGCATTCATACCAACCTTTCTGCGGGCAACGGCTGGTTTGATCAGGGCGTTATCCGTTTTGTGAACGGTGGCAATGCCGGCGTTGCGCGCACGGTGCGACGCCAGTCGGGGGACGGCGTGGTCAGTTTGATCCTGGGTCTGCCAGCGGTACCGGCACCCGGGGACCAGTTCCTGATTTATCCAGGTTGCCCGCGGACGCTGGATGCCTGCACGAACAAATTCGGCAACCGTGGCCGCTATCGCGGCATGCCCTTCATTCCGGTAGCGGAGACGTCCATATGACCGACCAGGAGCAGCTGCAGCGCGACGCGGTGCTGGCCGAGGCCAGGCACTGGCTCGGAACACCCTACCAGCACCGACAACACCTGCACGGTGTTGGAGTTGATTGCGCCTGGTTGCTGATCGAGGTGTTTCATTCGGCTGGGTTGATGCCGCGGATCGACCCGGGCGCCTACGCGCAAGACTGGCACCTGCACCGAAGTCAGGAGTTGTACCTGGGCTGGCTGGACGAGTACGGCCATGAGGTCGAGAGCCCACGGCCGGGGGATGTCGCGATCTGGAAATTCGGGCGCACCTACAGCCACGCCGCCGTGGTCATCGATGAACACCAGATCATCCATGCCTATCGCGATATCGGCGTTGAAATTGCGGACATGCGCGAAGAGCGTTTTGTTTGCCGGCCTGTGCGCTATTACACACTTGATAATTACGGAGGCAGCGATGGGGGGCAGCAGCACCACGATCTCTAACAGCGCCACGCGCATCAACGCCATGCAGATCCAGAGCAGTGCGGCTGGTAAGCCGATTGCCTGGATGGCTGGACGCAATCGCATCAGCCCCAACCTGATCTATTACACCGACTTCTAGGCGGTGGCCAAAACCACCAAGACCAAGACCGGCGGCAAGGGCGGCGGCGGTGCGACCCAGAAGGACACGACCTACACCTACTATGCCGCGCTCATTCTGGCGATTGGCCGGGGCTCGCTCAGCGCTGTCCGCCGGATCTTCCGGGACAAGGAAGTGTTCGAGGAAAAAGTTGTAGGGGGTGTTGTGCAGTCATCCCTGGCCCAGATCGGTTTTAGCGTTATGACCGGCTCGCCCGATCAGCCGGTTTGGGGCTACCTTGCAACCAAGCACCCGGCCGAGGCGATCGCGTATTCGAGCACGGCTTACGTGTATTCGCCGCGTTACTTGCTCAACGATAGCGCCGGGGTGCAGAACCATACCTTCGAAGTTGATGGTCCGTACCAGGTGCCGGGATTGCCTGACGCGAACCCTGGGCTTTTCTTGCCGGCGTTGTTGATGGACCCGCTGGATGGTGTCGGGTTTGATCCGCAGTGGATTGATGACCTGAGCAACTATCGGGATTACTGCCTGGCAGAAAACCTGCTGCTCAGCCCGGTCCTCGATGAGCAGGCCGCGGCAAGCGAAGCCATCGCCCGTTGGTTGCAGTTGACCAACAGCGAGTTGGTCTGGTCGGCGGGGAAGATGAAGATCATCCCTTTCGGTGATCAGGTCGTATCCGGCAATGGAGTCACCTGGTACCCGAACATCACCCCGGTGGCAGATCTGACCGACGATGACTTCCTCGCAGAGGAAGGGACTCCACCGGTTCAAATCAAGATCAAGAGCCAGGCCGACAGTTACAACGAAGTGTCGCTGGAGATCCTTGATCGCGACCATGAGTACAACACCGACGTGGTGCGCGGCGTTGATCAGGCGGCCATTGAACAGTTCGGCTCCCGGCCGATGGACACCATCAAGGCTTACGAGATCTGCAGCACGGCGATCGCCTCGCACGCTGCCCAGCTGCTGGTTCAACGCAAACTGTATGTCCGTAACGAATACCAGTTTTCCCTGGGCTGGCAGCATGTGCTGCTGGAACCGATGGATCTGGTCACCGTCACGGACCCCGGGCTAAACATTGATCGCCGGCTGGTCCGGCTGATGTCGATCGAGGAAGACGAGGACGGCAAGCTCTCTGTCGTTGCCGAAGATGCCCTGTTGGGTATCGGCAGTGCGCCGAGCTACCCGGTACAAAGCAAGGCCGGATATCAGGGCAACCAAAACGCCGATCCCGGCTCGGTACTGGTCCCGATTATCTTTAACCCGCCAGATAGCTTGTTGCTGCCCGGTGAGACACAGGTCTGGGGTGCGGTGGCCGGTACCAGCGAAAACTGGGGAGGCTGTGAGGTTTGGATCAGTGCTGATGGCGACAGCTATCGGATGGTTGAAAGTATTTACGGGCGTTCCAGAATTGGCCAGCTCACCGCGCCTCTTCCCGCCGGGGTGGATCCTGATGTCACCAACACACTAAAGGTGCAGTTGTCAGCCGCCGGCCAGCTCACGGCCGCAACGACCACAGAGGCCGACAGCGGGGCGACATTGTGCTGGGTCAACGGTGAGTTGATCAGCTATCGAGATGCAACGCTCACCGGTGCTGGAGCTTACAACCTGCAATACCTGCGACGCGGGCGCCTCAGGTCCTCCGTGATCAGTCATCCGGTAGGCGCCTCTTTCGTTCGCCTTGATGATGCGATCTGGAAGTACAGCTACACCGTGGATCAGATCGGAAAAACAGTGTGGGTGAAGTTCCGCTCATTCAACGTGTTCGGGCGCGCCTTGCAGGATCTGGCCGACGTGACGGCCTACAGCATCACCCTCAACCCGGCGCGGGTAGTTCCCACTGCGGCGCAAGGTTTGTTGTTGGTCGGGGCGTTCGAGGCACCGTATTTCGCCGTCAGCTGGACCGCCGGGAGCAACGCGGCGGATCGCATCATCAGGGTCCGCAACGCATCTAATAACGCCTTGCTGCGTGAAGTCATCACCACCGGCACGACGTTTACCTATCAACGCGCTGACGCGCTGGTGGACGGTGCTTTGGTCCGTAGCTATCGCGTGGAAGTCATCGAGCGGAACTCGGCGGGCAATGCGGCGGTGACGGCTTTGGTGGTGGTCAATACGGCGCCGCCGGCAGTCAGTGGCGTTGCCGCAACGGTGACCGGGACCACGGCGAACGTGAGCTGCAGCACCAGCTCGGCCCCGGATGCATCGGGCTACATGTACGTCTATTCCACCGTGGCCGGCTTCGACCCGACGATCTCGGGCACCGTCGGGTATCAGGGCGCTTCGGTCGCGGGCCAGATCACCGGTCTGGCTCCAGGCACGACCTACTACTTGCGCGCTGCAGCTTATGACACCTGGAGCAGCGTTCGCTCGCAACTCAATTTCGCCCCGGCGATAACCTTTACGACCTGACAGAGAACAACTATGCAACCCATTCAGTTCTTCGCCGCAAGAGCCGAAGACGGTGCCCTATTGCCTGATG